ACAATAACATTCTCTTAATAAAAATATAAAAACAAAAAATGGGAGTAATATTTGAAAACGGATTTTTCACACAACCAAATGATCAGTCATTTACATTTACATTAACATCATCTGACATTACAAATGGATACGGTAATTTCAATAGTTGGGATGGTCATGAATATCCAACGGCATTAGGAACTAATGGTGTTGATGGATTTAATGTAACATTTCATGCAGGTCAACCTTCATATATTGATGATGCAGCCAATATGCCGTATTCTGCTCAAATTAATAATCAAACAATAGTAGATTTCTTTTATAATTTAGTAATTAATAATATGCACACGAAACAACAATATGGAACGTTCAATGGGGGCCTGGTAGTACACACGCTTCTGGTGTTGTTTCATTAAGGGGAATAGGTAGTGTTGGTAACAGTATGTTTATTGCACCATTAGATACAACAGATTCATCTTGGAATCAACCTGGTAATAGTACAACCGTATTAGAAGGTAATTATTATTTCCCTGCAACTTTTACATTGATTGAACCAGTGTTCGATAAAGGTGGATGGTGTTAAGATAACTTTATGATATTTCATAGACAAGCACATACAAGAGGTAATCCGACAGCTGATTGGATTACCTCTTTTCGTACATTCTATTTCCCACCTTATCTTGATAAGACATATACAAATTTCAGTGATTTAGAAACCATCAACGATGATAGAACACAACCAGGTGGTCATGTTCCCGAACATCTACATAAGAATATGGAAATATTTGGTTATGTGGTTGAAGGGTTATGTCGTCACACAGATAGTCACGGTAATGTTGTGGATGTTCCGGCAGGTGCGGTACAAAGAATGAGTGCTGGTAGTGGAATAAGACATACAGAAGGAAACGCATCAGATAAACCTAATCGTTACTTACAACTTTGGATTAGACCAAACGTTTTAAATACTGAACCAAGACACGATTGGTATCAATTCACAAGAGAAGATAAATTAAATAAGTTTTGTGATATTACAGAGAAATTACTAATCAAACAAGACGCAAGATTACTTGCCGGAATTTTTACACAAGATTTCATATTCAATTTAAATCCAAATAGAAATTACTATCTATATGTAGTTTCAGGAACATCTACAACTAACGATATTCCCTTGATTGAGGGGGATGGTTTAAGTTTTACACAAGAAGAAAAAATTAGTATTACTACTAATAATGAAACAGAAATCATTCTGTTTGATTTGGTTTAGAAAAAACCTCCATTTACCATTTATTTAATCTGAATTTCTATGTATTTATAGAAAGACTTATATAAGTCTTATTAACCGTGGTATATACCACAATCGATTGAGGGAACCATATATATGGCACAAATAGTTAAACTGCGTAGGAGCGCTGTATCCGGTCAAAAACCAACAAACAGCAATTTACAGTTAGGGGAATTAGCATTGAATACTACCGATGGTAAAGTATTCATGGCTGTGTCAGGTTCAGGTGGACCCTCAGTACAAGAGTTACGGATAATATAACCGCTTCATTTTTTACAGGTTCTTTTAATGGTGATGGTACGGGTTTATATAATGTACCGGCAAGTGGTGTTACAGGATTAAGTTTATATCAAATTATAAGTGGTTCTGTATCAGCATCAATATCGCCTGATTTAGGTTTTCAAATTAATACTGATACTGCAATAACAGGTACATTATCTGTTAGTGGTGAATTATTTGCAACATCATCACACGCCATTAGTGCTTCATATGCTGCGAACGCAGTTATCGTTTCAGGACAAACAAGAACACATAAGGTTAATGCTCCACAAGCAACGTGGACATTTAATCACAACTTAGGTTACAAATATCCCGCAATTAATGTTTTTGATATTAACGATAATGTTATTATCCCAAAAGAAATTAACGTTGTTGATAGTAATACTTTAGTTGTTTATTTCGACACACCTCAAAGAGGTACTGTAATAGCAACTGTGGGTGGTAATGGTTCATCAGGAACTTCGGGTTCGAGTGGAACTTCAGGTACTTCTGGTTCAAGTGGTACAAGTGGCTCATCAGGGACCTCAGGAACTTCAGGTAGTAGTGGAACGAGTGGAACATCAGGTAGTTCAGGTAGTTCAGGTAGTAGTGGTACTTCAGGCACATCAGGAACAAGCGGTACATCTGGTTCAAGTGGATCATCAGGTACTTCGGGTAGTAGTGGTAGTAGTGGTAGTAGTGGAACGAGTGGAACATCAGGTAGTAGTGGTACGTCAGGAACATCTGGAACAAGTGGAAGCTCAGGCACATCGGGAAGTAGTGGAAGTAGTGGTACGTCAGGTACATCAGGTAGTTCAGGTACAAGTGGAAGCTCAGGTTCATCAGGAACTAGTGGTTCATCAGGAACTAGTGGAACGTCAGGATCAAGTGGAACATCAGGTACTTCAGGCTCAAGCGGAACGTCAGGTACTTCAGGTTCAAGTGGTACGTCAGGTACTTCAGGAACATCAATTTCATTAGACGGTGTAGTAAATAAAGTTCTGAAATTTAATTCGGTAACAGGTGTAACAAATTCTAGTATTAGTGATAATGGTTCATTAGTTACGATTAATAATGATTCAACAATTTCAGGTTCATTAAATTTAACGGGTGATGTCAATATAGTTGATGGAACAATAAAAAATAAAACTTCAAATATTATATCGGGAAGTAATAGTGTGTTAGCAACAAACACTGGTTCATACACTTCAGCGTTTTTTAATTACACCATATTTGACGAATCAAATGCTAGAGCAGGTATAATCGCTTGTGTTTGGAATGACATGTCAATAAACTTCAATGAAACAACAACAACTGACATTGGAGATACTACTGATGCGGTTTTTGATATAACATTATCCAATGAAGGACACATTGAATTAAAAGTGGACGCAACGGCTAATTGGACATTTAAAACAATGGCAACATTTTTATAAATAAATGAAAACACTTATCAAACATCGAATATTTATTAAAGACTTGATGTTGTAAAAATATAAAAAAATAAAAAAAGAAAATGGCTAATCAATTTATAATAAAAAACGGTCTCATTGTTGACCAAGGTGGTGCAATAATCACGGGATCATCTCAGATTTCTGGATCACTGAGTATAACTGGTTCATTAAACGTTTCAGGTAGTCAAACTGTTAGCGGTGATTTAAATGTTGAAGGTAACATCGTTGCCCAACAATATATTGTATCATCGTCCGTAAGTTATATCACTGAGTCGTTTTCTTCTGGTTCACATAAGTTTGGTGACAGTATAGATGATAAACATTCTGTAACTGGTTCATTAGACATTAGTGGATCGTTATTAATTAACGGTACATCTTATACCGCTGCAACATCAGGTACTTCAGGAACATCAGGGTCAAGCGGAACATCAGGAACATCAGGGTCAAGCGGAACATCAGGTTCAAGCGGGTCAAGTGGAACTGCAGGTTCAAGCGGAACTTCGGGAACTGCTGGTTCAAGTGGTACTTCAGGAACATCAGGGTCTAGTGGTTCATCAGGAACAAGTGGCTCAAGTGGTACTTCAGGTACTTCAGGAACATCAGGAACTGCTGGTACATCAGGTAGTTCAGGATCAAGTGGTTCATCAGGTAGTTCAGGTTCATCAGGAACAAGTGGTACTAGTGGCTCAAGTGGTACTTCAGGTTCAAGCGGTTCATCAGGAACTTCTGGTTCAAGTGGTACATCAGGAACAAGTGGCACATCTGGCACATCTGGCACATCAGGTAGTTCAGGAACATCGGGTTCATCAGGTTCATCTGGAACGTCAGGTTCTAGTGGTACCTCAGGTAGTTCAGGAACGTCAGGTTCTAGTGGTTCAAGTGGTTCTTCTGGCTCATCAGGGTCAAGTGGAACATCAGGAACTTCAGGTTCTAGTGGTTCAAGTGGGTCTTCAGGAACCGCAGGAACTTCAGGATCTTCAGGTTCAAGTGGTTCTTCAGGAACTGCCGGTACATCAGGTTCGTCAGGAACGGCTGGAACATCAGGGTCTAGTGGATCTTCAGGTTCATCAGGAACTGCCGGTACAAGTGGAACATCAGGTTCATCAGGTTCAAGTGGTTCTAGCGGTACTGC